ATTGGCTAGCAACGTTTTCATTAGCTTTGATTAATGGCAATAACGAGTTCACGTACTTATTAGACAAGGACGTTAACTTTATTCGTGAGTCTTACCCTGATACTGATGCTGCGTTCTACGGAACCCCAGCGTATTATGCACAGTTTGACCAGAATACTTTTATATTAGGACCAACACCAGACGCAAGCTACAATATGGAGTTGCACTACTTCTACTACCCAGAGTCTATTGTGACTGCAGGTACTAGCTGGTTAGGTAACAACTTTGATTCTGTACTGCTATATGGCGCATTATTAGAGGCTTACACCTACATGAAAGGTGAAGCTGATGTAACCGCAATGTATCAAAAACGTTACGATGAGGCTATGGCTTTATTGAAACAACTTGGTGATGGCAAAAATAGAAGAGACGCATACCGCAATGGGCAAGTAAGATACCCAGTAATGTAATTTAGGAGAAGTAATATGGCAATTTCACAAGCAATGTGCACGAGCTTTAAAGTTCAATTATTGAGCGGCTCGCAAAACTTTAACACAGGTACAACCAAGGTTTATAAAATCGCATTGTACACATCTGCAGCAACACTAGGTGCAGGTACTACTACATATTCAGGTACTACAAATGAAGTAGCTTCTGGTGGTGGATACACAACAGGCGGAAACACTCTTACAGTGTCTCAAGTGCCAACATCATCAGGTACTACAGCGTTTATTGACTTCGCGGATACTACTTGGTCAGCAGCAACAATTACTGCTCGTGGCGCGTTGATATATAACAGCACTGATGACACTGCGGTGGCAGCGTTGGACTTCGGTTCAGATAAGACATCAACTGCTGGTGACTTTACAATCATATTCCCAACAGCGGACGCGACAAACGCAATTATCCGTATAGCCTAGAATAGGAGTCTCACATGGCTCTAGTTCTTAAAGACCGGGTTAAAGAAGCCTCAGTATCGACTGGTACTGGGGCAATTGCGCTGGATGGCGCTACAGGTGCATATCAAGCATTTAGTACGATTGGTAATGGCAATACAACCTACTACTGTATAGCAGGGCAAACCACTAATGAGTGGGAAGTGGGCATTGGTACATACACCACGGCTACTGATACCTTATCACGTGACACTATCCTTGCCTCGTCTAACAGCAATATAATCGTTACATTCTCTGCCGGTACTAAAGACGTATTTATTACTTACCCGTCTGAAAAAGCCATATACGAAGATGCAGTAGGATACTCAAACATCCCAGTTACTATTGGTACAACACCCGTAAAACTAGGCGATACAACGCTTACACTAGCCGGGCTTGATTCAGTAACTCTAACGCAAGACCCATCAACCGCGTTACAAGCAGCGACTAAACAGTATGTAGATACATTGGTTTCTTCTGGTATTACTTACCACGCCCCAGTTAAATACGAAGTGCCTGATAGTACAGGAAACTTAACTGCTACCTATAATAACGGTAGTTCGGGGGTTGGTGCTACGCTTACTAATGCAGGCACTCAAGTAGCCTTTACGCCAGATGGCGTTGTTGCGTCTGTAAACGACAGAATTTTGGTTTATAACCAAACTAACGCAGCGCAAAACGGTGTTTATACGGTTACTACCGTGGGTAGTGGCTCTACTAATTGGGTATTGACTCGTGCTACTGATGCGAATAGTTATGGACTAAAAAGCCCAACAGCACTTGGCGAAGGCGATGCGTTCTTTATTACAAGTGGTAATACCGGCGCTGGCGAAACCTATGTATGCAATACTGTAGGCGTCATTACGTTTGGCACAACCAATATTACGTTTGCCCAAATAAGCTCAGCTCAGATTTATTCTGCTGGTACAGGGCTTACATTAGCTGGCACACAATTTAGCATAACAAACACCGCAGTTACAGCCGCATCATATGGCGCTGCTAACAAAACACTAACTGCAACAGTCAATGCACAAGGCCAGTTAACCGCCCTAGCGGACACCAATATCGCTATTCCAATGAGCCAAGTAACAAGCGGTGTACTAGGTGCAACCCAAGGTGGTACAGACCAAAGCTCATACTCAATTGGCGATATACTTTATGCGGACACTACGACAACACTAGCTAAACTTGCTGACGTTGCTACTGGCAATGTATTGATTTCTGGTGGAGTAAGTACTGCTCCAGCGTGGGGTAAAGTAGACCTTGCTTCTGCAGTATCAGGTACCCTTCCTATTGCTAACGGGGGTACAAACTCTACAGCTACGCCAACAGCCGGCGGTATTGCTTACGGAACAGGTACAGCCTACGCGGTTAACTCAGCAGGTACTTTAGGTCAATACTTAACTTCAGGCGCTGCTGGCGCTCCTACGTGGACAACTCTACCTGCTAACGTAGCGTCAATTAGTTTTGGTACAACAGGTCTAACCCCATCAACTGCCACAACAGGCGCGGTAACAGTATCAGGCACACTCGCAGTGGCCAACGGCGGTACAGGTAATACAACAGCTCAGGCCGAAATGAACCGCGTAGCAGGAGCCACTACATCTGGTCAATACTTACGAGGTAACGGTACTGACGTTGTAATGGCTTCAATCGTAGCGGGCGATGTTCCTACCCTAAATCAAAATACAACAGGTACAGCAGGTAACGTAACAGGTACTGTGGCGGTTCTTAACGGTGGTACAGGATCTACAACGGCAGGTGGAGCTAGAACTAACCTAGGTGCAACAACCGTAGGTAGTAACTTCTTTACCTTAACAAATCCTACAGCAGTTACATTCCCTAGAATGAACGCGGACAACACTGTATCAGCATTAGACGCAGCAACATTTAGAACGGCAATTGGGGCAGGGACAGGCTCAGGAACAGTAACATCTGTAACAGGAACAGCTCCAGTAGTATCAAGTGGCGGCACAACTCCTGCTATCTCTATGGCGGCTGCAACTACATCAGTAAATGGCTACCTTACATCAACTGATTGGAATACATTTAACGGCAAGATAAATCTTTCATCAGCCATAACAGGCTACACCGTTGGCACAAATACAGCCCTTGCCGCAACAGATACTTTACTTGCAGGGCTTGGCAAAATACAAGGTCAAATTAACGCTAGGGGGACAGGTAACGGAACAGTTACAAGCGTTGGCGGAACAGGTTCTTATGGTGGTTTAACTTTATCAGGCACAGTTACTACATCTGGCAATCTTACATTAGGCGGCACACCAACAGGCACTTGGCCTATCAGTGTATCAGGCGCATCTACCTCTTGTTCAGGCAACGCGGCAACGGCTACAACTTTAATTGGTGACCAATCAAATTGGGCATCATACCGTTCAAGTGCCGTGGCAAACATGTTAAGTTGGAAAAATTACGGTAATGGTCATATTATATTTGACGCTTCAGCATCAACATCGCCAACTGGAAGTGCGGTAAATAACACAAATGCTCAAATTGCTTGGACAGGAACATATCCAACTTTAATGGGTTGGAACGGAACTAACACTTATGGTGTTAGGGTTGATTCTGCAAGGATTAGTGATTCAACATCAGGTTCTTCAGCATCATGCACAGGCAACGCGGCAACGGCTACAACGGCTACAAACGCAACTACTGCCGCAAATCTAAGTACAGCCGCACCGATATATAGAACTTCAGCTGGGGCGGGATATTTGAATGGACAATATCCAACATACGAATCAACCGGAACTTCAGGCGCAATTTACTCTATAGGAGGCTCCTATGTTCCGGGTACTACTACATTAGGTAATATGTATGGTATTGGGTACGGATATAGTGGTAACGCTGGAATTACTGCAACTGGAGTGCCGAGCTCATTATGGGGTATGTATGTTGCATCTGGAGGGGTATCAAGAATTTTCCTTGATTCAGATAACGGTAGAATTTTCACTAATGGGGCGATATATTCTGCTGGAACGCAATGTGTAACCAATACAGGTTCTTGGGGCATTTCTGTTACAGGTTCATCAGCATCATGTACAGGAAACGCGGCAACGGCTACAACTTGTAATGGAAATTATAATACCACTAATGCTCAACAAAATGGTTCAGATGGCTGGTGGCGTTCAACTGGTTCTGCTGGTTGGTACAGCACAACTTATGCCGTTGGCATTTATTCAGTAGGTGCAGGATTAGTTCAAACTTATAATAGTTCATCGTTTCAAGCAAACGGAGCTTTATATGCTACTGGAAATGTAACTGCTTATTACTCTGATGAACGGTTAAAAACTAATCTAGGAAATGTTAAAAATGCACTTGATTCTGTTTGCAAACTAAATGGCTTTAGGTATATTAACAATGACCTAGCAAAATCAGTAGGATATGAAAGCGAAGAAGTTCAGCTTGGTGTAAGCGCACAAGAAGTGGAAGCGTTATTCCCAGAAATAGTTACGCTTGCTCCATTTGATATGAACCACGATGAAAAAACTGGCGAAATAAGTTCTAAGTCAGGAGAAGAATATAAAACCGTTGATTACGCAAGACTTGTACCTGTATTAATAGAAGCAATTAAAGAACTAAAAGCGGAAGTAGATGAGCTAAAGAAGGCTAAATAATGTTTGGGTTTAGCTCATTTGCTGAAGCACCCTTTGCTGACCTAGGTGGGGCAACCTCTAGTATAGTCTTTGCTTCAGGCTTGCAAGGTACAACTGCATTAGGCGCGGTTACTACAGTAGCAAAAGCAAACGTCTACCCGACAGGACTATTTGCAGTAGGTGAACTAGGCGATATTACTGTTTACCCAATAGTAAACGTATTGCCAACAGGATTGCAGGCAACAGGCTTTGTAGGTGATGTAACAACGACCGCAGCAGCAAACGCTTCAGTAACAGGCGTAAATGCAACAGGCTTTGTAGGTAGTGTTTCTATTACCGGGATTGGTAACATATATGTTACTGGCGTTTACGGTGAAGGCTTTGTAGGAAATGTAACAACAGCCGCTGGAGCCAAAGTCTACCCAACCGGCGTGTATGGCACTGGTCAAGTAGGTGATGTAACGTTCTCGTTAGGGGCTACAGTATTCCCTACAGGGGTATACGGCACTGGGTTTGTTGGTGATGTTACAGTATATGTTGTAACTAAAGTATACGCCGACGGTGTAGAGGCTACAGGCGAAGTAGGTTCTGTTTCTATAGCAGGTAAATCGATAGTATACCCAACAGGTGTATTTGGTACAGGTCAATTAGGTAGTGTAGTTGCATACCCAACAACCAATGTATATGCAACTGGGGTAAACGGAACAGGCTTTGTAGGTACAGTTTCAATAACAGGTAGAGCCGTTGTATATCCGTTAGGTGTTGAAGGTATTGGAATTGCAGGATTTACACTGGTATGGGGTCAAATCGATGATTCACAAACGCCAAATTGGGGTATAATCGACGACAGTCAAGGTAGCATTTGGACAGCAATAAACGATTCACAAACAATAACTTGGACACCAATAGATGATAGTCAGGGCAGTGTATGGACTGACATCAATGATACACAAACACCAAATTGGACAGGAATACCATAATGGCAGATACTATACCTAAGCAAGAAGATGAAGTAAAATGCGATAATAAAGAAACGCAACCAATTGAATTAACGACACAAGAATCAAAAAGCGTGTCAGTAATGGTTACAGGTTTCTCGTTATTTGCTACCACATTGAAATAGCAAAATAAACAAAGGAAACAAACTATGGCAAGTACCTATTCACCACTCAAAATTGAGCTTATCACCACCGGCGAGCAATCGGGTACGTGGGGTACAACTACGAACGTCAACTTAGGTACGGCGCTTGAAGAAGCCATTGTTGGATCAGCAGACGTAACATTCGCCAGTGCTAACGTAACACTAACCTTAACGGATACTAATGGTACACAAGCGGCGCGTAACCTAAGACTACGACTAACAGGTACAACCGGTGGTGCTAGAAACTTAATCGTTCCAGCAATTGAGAAGTTTTATATAGTACAGAACGATACCGCAGATACGATAACTATTAAGAATGCCACAGGCACAGGCGTTGCAATCCCTACCACAATGTCAGCCCTTGTGTACAATAACGGCACGAATATAGCTAGCGCCAGTGTGTATTCAACCTCAGTAGTTACACCATTGTTAGCGGCTACAGACGCATCATTTGTTAATGCATTACCCGTTACATCAGGTGGTACAGGTGTTACAACGGCTACAGGTACAGGCTCAGTTGTTCGAGCCACAAGCCCCACGCTAGTTACGCCAATATTAGGTATCCCAACATCAGGTACACTAACAAGTTGTACAGGTCTTCCTTTATCTACAGGTATTACTGGTACACTAGGTGTTTCTAATGGTGGTACAGGTGTTACAACCTCAACGGGATCTGGCGCTAACGTATTAAGTACTAGTCCAACCTTAGTTACTCCATTATTAGGTACGCCTACTTCAGGCACACTAACTAACTGTACAGGTCTCCCATTAGCTACAGGTATTACTGGTACACTAGGTGTTTCTAACGGTGGTACTGGCGTAACTACAAGTACAGGTTCTGGTGCTAATGTGTTAGGGACAAGCCCAACCATAACAAGCGCGACATTAGTTACTCCAGCGTTAGGTACACCTGCATCGGGCGTCCTCACAAATGCTACAGGTCTGCCTCTTTCTACAGGTGTTACAGGGACACTAGGTGTTTCTAATGGCGGTACAGGCGTAACTACAAGCACTGGTTCAGGTGCTAACGTACTTGCTACTAGCCCAACCCTAGTCACTCCACTACTAGGCATACCAACTTCAGGAACGCTTACAAATTGCACGGGCTACACATACGCTAACTTGGCTGGAACTGTTCCAACGTGGAACCAGAACACAAGTGGTAACGCAGCGACGGCTACTAATGCGACTAATGCTACCAATGCCACACGAATTACAAACGCAGGTGGTTGGAACGTGACCCCTAGTGGTACAAATTTGTATTTTAACTATAATGGTACCAACGTGGGAAAACTGGATTCTTCAGGTAATTTTTTAGTACTAGGTAATATTACAGCTTACGAAACAGGACCTCTATAATATGACAATGAATACATCAGGGCCAATTAGCCTTGCAGGACCAACGGCAGGTCAATCAATAGCAATTGAGGTTGGACAAACTGCTGTTTCTACTATTTCATTAAACGATACAATCGTAAGAACTTTGGCTGGCGTTCCTAGTGGCGCAATAACTATGCCTACTAATTTTTATGGCAAAAGATTATCAACAAGTTTTGTCAAAGTTTTTCAATCTGCGAATGCAATTGGATTGGGGAATAATACTTGCCGCTATGATAGCAGTGGCAATATGTATGTATTTTTGCGAGAGACTGCTTTAAATTCAGGTTATTTATATAAATTTAATACAAATTATAATTTGCTATGGCAAAAACAAATATCAACCGTTAGTTCTGGTTTTGTAATATCTTTTGATGTTAAAGGGACTGAAATTTTTATTGGTGGTTCCAAGGTTGGGTATCCTGGATATACTGCTACTCGACCATTTGTAACAAAACTAGATACTAATGGAACTGTTACAGCAACTAATATATATCAAGTATCAAGCACGGGAACAAGCACAGCAGTTCCTATGTTCTCTTTGATTGTTACAGATAATGGGTATGTACATTTCTCATGCGACAGAGTAACAAACATCGGATGGGCTATGGCGCAAACTAGCAACCTTGCGGTGGCAGGAAATGTGTCTGTTAGAAACACAGGATATAGGAATGGATTTGTATTAAACCCTACGACTAATCAAGTTCTTACAACTGGAACCGGTGGTACTAACTGGGGACAATGGCTTGCGGTATCAGCAGGTTCAACAAATGGCACTACAACTCAAATCGGGTTTGCTTCAGGTGGAGGGGGATCTTCAGGTCCTTTAGCAAGAAATCCAACAACAGGAGAAATTTTTACTGGCGTTACTGCATTTTCTAGGTATTCATCATCGTATGTCGTTAACCTTGTGCGTCAAGCAACTCCTTCCACGTCGTGTGCAACACTTGCACATAATGGAACTTATTTATTTGGGATGTCATTAGCAGGGTTATTAACTTGTTTTGACAACAATTTAAATGCAGTTTGGCAAAAACAATTTTCATCATCATCAGGAGCAGTAAGCATGTCCAGTACTACTATTGGGGTTGGAGGGTTGGCAATAGCTTCAGATGGTGAACTTTTAATTCCATTAAATGTTGCTAGTACACCTCGTTCTGTGGTTTTACTTAAAGTTAAAGCTGATGGAAGTCAATTGAATAGCTTGAATGTAACTGTAGGCGGGATAAATATACAAAGCGTAAATGTTACTGCTCCAACAATGTCCAATCCTGCATATACACTTTTAACGGATGTTTATAACAACGTCGCAACTTCGTTGGCACCAGCAAGCTCTACAAATACTAGTGCAACATCAACAACGACTGTTGGTTCGCAAGGTATATAATATAAAAAAATAAGATAAGACATTGTCCGCGTTCTGTAAGTTTATAGGCGCGTTAATTACCGAGAAAGAAATAATATGAAACTATCGGAACACTTTGACCTAAATGAATTTACCGCATCAGAGACGGCAGTGCGCAAAGGTATCGACAACACCCCACCACCAGTCGTTACGGAAAAACTTCGTATGTTGGCTAATACGCTTGAGCAAGTTCGTACTTTATTGGGCAATAATTCCATTCGCATATCTAGCGGTTACCGTTGCCTTGCTCTTAATCGTGCTATTGGAAGTGGCGATACATCTGCGCACGTACTGGGTTATGCCGTTGATTTCACGTGTCCGAAGTTTGGTACGCCGAAAGAAGTAGCCAATAAGATTGCTGAGTCACCAATTAAATTCGACCAGTTGATTTACGAAGGCACTTGGGTGCATCTAAGCATAGACCCACGCAACAGACGCGAAGTGCTAACAGCACACTTTGGCAATGGCAAGACAAGCTACACGAAAGGAATCTAATTATGGATATGACAAAAATCACCACAATGCTTTTCCCCGTAATGATTTCAGCTATTGCGTGGTTGCTCGGTCAAATGAGTTCTATGCAAGGTGATTTGATTGATATTAAGTCTAAGATGCCAGCCCTTATTACAGCGCAAGGTGTTCCGACTGACAGTCCATTATCAGCCGAATCACGAAATAAACTTAAAGAAGAAATAAACAACAAGGTAGGCGAGCTTAACGTTCGCATCCGAATCCTAGAAGAACACGATAAGGACAGAAAATGAACTTTGATAGCGTAGGTGGTAGACGTTTTTTATTTGCGGTAGGACTGACCCTTGTCTCTGCCGGTTTGTTGCTTTCAGGCAAGTTAGCTAGTGGCGACTTCACTAGCATCGTAAACTTTAACGTAATAGCTTTAGTAGCTGGGCACACTGCCGACAAGTTTGCAGGTAAAAAGAATGATTCCTCTTCCGTCTAATGTTAAACTGATTGCTGCAGGGGTAGCCCTTGCTGTGACTTTCGTTGCTGGCTGGACCGTTAATGGTTGGCGCCACGATGGTGCGTTAAAGAAGGCATTAGAAGAAAAGATCGAGTTGCAACAAGCTTATGATGCCTATGCTAGAGAAGTAGCTGCTAAGTTCCAAAACCAACAAGCTGAGCAGGTAATTAAATATCGTACTTTGAAAGGTAAGGTGAAAGATGTTACGGATAACAGGATATGTTTTGCTGACGGCAATGCTCTCAGCGTGTGGAACAGCGCTCTTACAGGGGACGTGCCCAAAGCCTCCACAGGAACTGCTAAAGAGACCACCAGCACCAATACCTTTGGTGCCACAGACACAGAAATCCTTACCAACGTCATAGAGAACTTTGAGCAGTCCAAACAAATACGCGACCAGCTTAATGCACTTATTGACTGGTATGAGACAAATGAAACAGTAGGTAAGTAATATGCCATTATCCAAATTAGTATTTAAACCAGGGGTCAATAGAGACCAGACTAACTACGCCTCTGAAGGCGGCTGGTTTGATATGGATAAGGTTCGCTTTCGTT